GGAGATGCTACAGTTATTGTACCTTTAATCAAAGAATATTTAGAAGTAGGTGTAAAAAATGATGAACACCTAGTTAAACTAGCCGCTGTAGTCCAACGGTTAGTTTCTACTAATAATAGAGTACAAGCTGAGACAGGTAACTCATGGATGCTATCTGAAGAAGAGAAGAAACAACTTCTAGGGGAGTTAGATGAAATAGTAGATTCTAATGAAGCTATAAATAAAAAGGTAGTTGAATTAACTGCACATCAAGAGCAATTAGATTCTGAAGTTAATGATATAATAGACGGAATATAATGAAGTATGAAATTTCAGCGGCAGAAGTTCTTGAAGTAATTTATGTGGATGACAATCCGAATTTAATTTACGGACTTAAAGTAAAAGAGTTTGGTTCAACACCTGCATCTGACGTAGCAGAAGTTACTACAATTACTGCGAAGCCATTAAACACAAGTATATTAAGAATTCCTATAGTAGGAGAAGCTGTGTTATTAGTTAAAGCACCTTCTTCATATGGTACTGCAGTTAGAAATACAAGTGACACATATTATTTAGATGTAGTGTCTTTACAATCAAGTATTCATCACAATGCTTTACCTACAATAACTGCTAAAAAAGTACAAGTATCATCTACGTCAGGCAACTCAGGCAATTATTCAAAAGCAGCTGCGGGTAGTACTAATAAAGAACAAGAACCAAAAGTAGATGATAACTTTTCAGAAAATGAATTAGTTCAGCCATTACAACATTACATTGGTGATTTATTAATTGAAGGGCGATATGGAAACTCAATTAGATTTTCAACCACTCCTAAATCAGGTAAATTTACTGTACAGCCTAAATGGTCAAACGGTAAACCAGCTGCTCCAATTACAATATTTAGAAATTCTATACAAGACAAAGGTGGTAAGATAAATGGATTTATCACTGAAGATTTTAATAAAGAGGACAATGTAATTGTACAAGCCTCTGGACAAAATATAGTCTTTGAGCAAGCTTCTAAAGTATTATCTTCAACAAACAATTACAAGTTAACTTCTTGGAAAGATGAAAATTGGGGTAAGACACCTCAAACTTTAATTTCATCAGGTAGAATAGTATTTAATAGTTTTCAAAAAGAAATAATTGCATTTGCTAAAGCAGGTATTGCACTTTCGTCTGAGACTGCAATTACAATTGACGCTAAAGATATGGTGTCACTTAATGCTAAAAAGATGGAATTAGGTACTAATTCAGACCAGCAATTGATATTAGGTAATAAATGGCAAACCTGGATGGAAAACTTAATAGATGCTATTGGAAATTTAACTGATATATCTCCTGTAGGTCCATGTAAGCCTACAAGTGCAGACCCACAATGGGGTAAAATAATGTCATTAAAAGCACAAATACCTACCTTATTAAGTGATATATCATTTACTAAAAAATCTTAAAATACTAGTAAATTAGTATTGTAAATAATTATAATAAAGTAAAAATATGAACTCAAAAGATTTTATACAAGCCTTACGTAAAGTTATTCGTGAGGAGGTTCAGACAGCAGTTCGTACTGAATTGAGTCAAATAGGTTCCGTAATTAAAGAATCAAGGAAAGCAGCTCCAATGCCTGCACAGAGATATACAGAAACTTATAAACCAAAGCCTAAACCAAAGCAACAATTTTCAAAAAATTCAATGCTTAATGACATTTTGAATGAAACGGGTGGGTTTAGATCTGAAAATCCTTACGCAATGCTTCAAGAAAATTATGATGTAAATCATAATGATTTTGATGAATGGCCAACTATGAATATGGGTCAAAGACCAATGGCTCCTATAAATAAAGCTGCAATGATACCGACAGTAGATACTGAAGGTAGACCTATTAATCCTAATGCAGTACCTGAAGAAGTAGTAAATGCTATTACTAAAGATTATTCAGCATTAATGAAAGCAATAGATAAAAAGAAAGGTAAATAATGGCATACGAGCAAAGATATAACCCAATTGATTTACTACCAGATGTAGCAGTAGGAATAAAAATTCCTATGGTTCGAACTGATGGTGTATTGTTTGATCAGTCATATTCGACAGAAGATCAAGTTATATCTAATGTAAAGAATTTAGTGCTAACTAGAAAAGGAGAGCGTATAATGCAACCTATGTTTGGTACTACATTACAAGATTCGCTATTTGAACAAAACACAGAATTGCTAACTCAAAGTATAAGATTGTCAATAGAAGAAGCAATTAAATTTTGGTTACCATATGTTGATATAACTGAATTAACAGTAACTCCTGTAATTGCAGTTTTAGGAAATCAAGAAGACCATGGAGTGACAATTTCAATGAGAATTGCTTTAAATGGTCAAAAATCAGAACAGGAAATAACGTTTTTAGCAACACTAAATACAATTGAATTAATATAATATGGCACAAAATAAAAAAGATGTAAGATATCTTAATAAGGATTTTGGACAGTTTAGAGCAAACTTAATTGAATTTGCAAAAAACTATTTTCCAAATACTTACAATGATTTTAATGAAACTTCTCCTGGTATGATGTTTATAGAAATGGCATCTTATGTAGGTGACGTTTTATCATATTATACAGACTCACAATTAAAAGAATCATTTTTACAATTTGCTGATAATAGACCTAATGTTTTAGCATTAGCTACTAATGTAGGATATAAAGCAAAAAATACTGTTCCGTCAACTGTAGATATAGACGTATTTCAATTATTACCGGCAAAGATAGGCCCTGGAGGTAAAGAACCTGATTGGTCATATGCTTTAACATTAAAAGAAAATATGGTTGTCAGAGATGACAAAACTAACCAAGAGTTTAGAACTTTATCTTTAATTAATTTTTCAGTATCCAGCAGCTTTAATCCGACAGATGTTTCAGTATATCAAGTTAATGATTTAGACGACACTCCGGAATATTACTTATTAAAGAAAAAAGTTAAAGCAATTTCAGGTACTATTAATACAAGGTCATTTGAATTCGGAACTGCTAAACGATTTGATAAAATATTAATAGAAGACACTGATATAATAGATGTCGTTTCAATTACAGATTCAGATGAAAATGTATGGACTGAAGTTCCTTATTTAGCTCAAGATATGGTATTTGAAACTATTGCTAATACAGTACAAAATGACCCTGAATTATCACAATATACCGATGTACCTTATCTTTTAAAATTAAAGAAAACCGCTCGTCGATTTGTAACAAGATTCCGATCTGATAAAAATTTAGAAATCCAATTCGGGCCTGGGGTATCTGATAATGACGATGAAGAATTAATTCCTAACCCAGACAATGTAGGTTCTAGCTTAACAGGATTGCAAACACAATTTGACCATCCTATAGATCCTTCAAATTTTATGTATACAAAAACATATGGTTTAGCTCCTTCCAATACAACATTAACTGTAAGATATACTACGGGTGGAGGTGTTAGATCTAATGTAGCGGCAAATTCATTAAAAGTTATCACTGACATTGAATATCTAATAGATTCACAAAATTTAGATTTAACTTTATTATCTAGAATTAAAGCTTCAGTTGCATGTACAAACCCTAACCCTGCAAATGGAGGTAAAAGTGAAGAGACAATTGAAGAGATTAGACAAAATGCAATGGCAACTTTTGCAACTCAACAAAGAGCAATCACTGCACAAGATTATATTATTAGATCATATTCAATGCCTTCTAGATTTGGTTCTGTTGCAAAAGCTTATGTGATTCAAGATCAACAAATCAATCCAGACAATGATCAGGAAATGATTCCTAATCCATTAGCAATTAACTTATATACGCTAGGATATGATGCTAATGGTAATTTTACTGCATTGAATCCAGCAGTTAAAGAAAATTTAAAAACATATATTAATCAGTATAGAATTTTAACTGATGCTATTAATATTAAAACGGCGTTTGTTATTAATATAGGAGTAAAGTTTGAAATTATTACATTACCTGAATATAACTCAAACGAAGTTCTATTAAGATGTGTAGATAAATTAAAGACTATTTTTGATAATAAAAAATGGCAAATTAATCAGCCTATCGTAATGTCTAAAATTTACACTGAATTAGATAGAGTAGAAGGAGTTCAGTCGGTAACTTCAGTAAAAATAGTAAACTTATACAAAGATTCAGACGGCTATTCAGGAAATGTTTATGACATAGATGCAGCTACAAAAGCTGGTATCATATATCCATCATTAGACCCAAGTATTTTTGAAGTAAAATATTTGAATTCAGATATAGTAGGTAAAGTAGTTTCGTTATAAAATAAATTAAAATTATGATTTGGTCAGTACCCGCATTACAAGATACCACAATTTATGAATCCGACCCTTATAGAAATGCAGGGTTGGACCAAGTGTTAGAACTTCGAAAAGAAGGAGATAGTTCAACAGGCGATTTAGCCGAGTCTAGAATTTTAATTAAATTTGATATTTCACAATTACCTTCTATTTTATCACAAAATGGAATTTCTATTAATAGTATATCTGCTAGTTTAATATTAAATTCTGTTCAAGAATATGAATTGCCTGCCTCATATACTATTCAAGCAAAGGCTGTTACGTCTAATTGGACTAATGGTACTGGATATCATTATTTTCCTGCAGGCACTTTAACTAATAAAAATATAACTGACGGAGCTACCTGGTTTAGTACAGCAGGTTCAGGGTCAGCTACCTGGGAATCAATATCTAATGCAAATGCATCTTATGGATTTTTATATAATTCAGGAAGTACTGCTGGAGGTGCTACATGGTACACAAGTTCAATAGCAAGTCAGTCATTTAATTTTAAAACAAATGATACTGTAAATTTAGACGTTACGTCAATTGTAAAAAATTGGTATAATTCTGTTTATACAAATAATGGATTTTTAATATCATATAAACATGAAGATATTACTTCTTCATATGCTCCGGAATCTAATATTCAATTTTATTCTGCAGAAACTCACACAATTTACGAACCTCAATTATATATTAGTTGGACGGGAAGTTTAACTTATACTACAGGTTCATTATCACAAATGACTTATGAAAATGACCCTATAGTTTATGTAAGGTCATTTAAAGGAGAATATGGAATAGATAAAAAGAATAGAATTTTAATTGCCGCTAGACCTAAATATCCTAGACCTTCATTTGCACAAAATTCAACTTTTGCTTCAATTAAAGCATTGCCACAAAATTCATATTATCAAATTAAAGACGCTCATAACGATAAAATAATAATTCCATTTAGTAATGAAACTAAACTTAACACTAATTTAAGTGGAAGTTATTTTGATTTTTACACTACTATGATGTATCCTGAAAGATTTTATAAATTTGAAATTAAAGCAGAATTTGAAGATTTTACAGAATACTTTTCGTCAAATGAATTTATATTTAAAGTTATAAAATAATGACATCATACGATTTACATGAATTTGATAAGGATAAAGTTTTTACTGGGGAAGTAGACCCTACTAAAATAGTTCCTATAAAATATCAGCCTTATGAAAAAAATTCATTAGGTCAAACTATTATTGATAGTAATAAAGATATAAATGGATTACGATACAATATAGGATTGAATACTAAAAAAGTATCTCAACAAAAATTTGATCAAGTAATTGATATTGAGTTTGAAGAATTTCTACCTAGAATTATAGATAATACAGTTGCAAATCTTAAAGATCAAGTTGCTGAGTTAGAAGCTATTAAAGCAGAGTTACAAACTACTAATGCAAATGATCAATCTAAAATTAATAACTTAAATGAACAGATACGAATTTTAGAAGAAAGATTAGATGCTGCTTCAGTAACTGTTACTACTACTGGCGAGGTTAGCAATGCAACTATTTCAGATACATTAATGGCCGGAGCACAATTAATATCTGGAACTGCTAAAGATAGACTATTATCTAAAAATAAAAAAGCTGTTGCAATTATACAAACTTCGGGTATATTTGAAATTTATACAGGAGATTTTGATAGCTTAGGTAATTTAAAACCAGGAGCTGAATCGCAACTAGTATTTCGTCAAGGAGACCCTAAAAATGTTTCCGACGCAGCAGCAGTAGATCCTACTACATACATGACCCCTGTTGAAAAATTAAACAAAGCAAAAGCAGATGTAGCTGCATATACTAAAACTATTGAAACGTTAGGTAAACTGCAAACTGCATTAGCATCAACTTCAGTTAATAACAATTCATCATTATTTGGAAATTCTATAATAACAAATAATTCTTTAACTTCTGCAAATTCTTTATTATATTCTCAAGCCAAATCAGCAGCAGCAATAGATGTTAATTTAAGATCATATACAAGTCAAGCAAGAGCTGGTTTTAGTGGCGGATTTTTTGGTAATTCAAATAATCAACCGAGTATAGTAAATTATACTTTAAAATCTAATAGAACAGATCCTGCATTCCAATCAGGTATATTTGACAGAGATTTACAAAGAAGATACGCATTGGATAGATATAGAGATGACATTGCAGCGGCCCAAAAAATTCTAACAGATTTAAAGGCAAAACAAACTCAATTTGAGGCTGAAGTTGCAAATCAAGCAGCTGTAGTTACTACACCATTAAAAGCTTACTTCTTTTGGTTATGGGACCTTAAACCTTCTAGAACTCAAACTCAAGGGGAGAAATATTTGGAAAGTAATCCAGACGTCGCTAGAAATGCGAAATATGGTAAAGCTCCTAGGCAGCATTTTGATGATTTTGGAAATAAAGAAAATAGATATTGGCCAGGCGAACATGGTCAATTAGAAATTGGTACTGTTAGCCCATGGAGACCTCAATGGACATCTGGTAGATTAAATGTAACTAAAGACGCTCGTATATTTTTAGATGACGGAGGTACATTAAGTGTATATCAAGG